CTTGCCTGATTCCTACCGAATTTTATAATAGGAGTGTTTCTATCATATTCAGCAACAATAGGAGAAAGACTTCCTGGTATATTATTACCTGCTGAAGCTCCACTAATGAATACTATTTTTTTAGAATTATAATCAAGCAAATAATTCACGCCTGATGGTGTATCTTCTAATATATTTAATATTCCACCTTTCTGTATAACACCACTGGCTGTGATAGTTGTATTATGAGGTTTATAATCTAATGTGAAAACACTACCTGCACCGTCAGCAACAAAATTATTTTCCCAACCTGATAAAACTCTATCACCATAAACAAAAACATTATTATAAAGCTCTTTGCTTGTCTCTGTAAAATTGCTGGAAATAATATTATTATTATCTAAAGTATGCCCTGATGCTGTTGTTTCTTTTTCTTTGAAATGCAAATCGTTATCTGTATCAACATAAAAATAAAAGTTCGATTGTTCTGCTATTTTTTTCAAAGCATCAAACACACTTATATTATTAAATGTTAAATTAGATATTGTAGTTGCAGATACATCTACATTTACTCTAGTAACCCCACCACCATATTTATCTATCAAATCATCTACAATAAGACTTGCTTCTGTGTCATTATATACTTCTGGTTCTACCAAAGCATTAATTAAATTTGCCATATTATCTCTTCCAGATAATGTTATAGTAGCTGTTTGAGATTTTCCTTTATGTTTTATTGTTTCGATAGTACCTGTAAATATAACAGTTGTTGGAGGGTCAGTGTTTTTATCTGCTAAAATTTCTATAGCATCGCCAATACTAAACGTATCATCATATAATCCATTTGGATTTTGTAACACAGCTTTAAAATTTCCTGTGCTATTATAATCTCCTATTGAACTTTTAACTGTAACACTATCTGTATTATAAGCGGTTCCATCTACTTTGAATAACATATCTGTTGTCATATTAATATCTTATCTGTAAGTTGTTCTTGTATCGCTATTGCTATATTTTCAGGGTCTATACCATAAACATTTTCTATATTAACCGTTGCTCCCCCGCCACCGAACCCTGTCTTACTACCCATTATTGTATCATTAGGATTTGTTTCATATACCTGACCATTAGATATAATAAAATCATCTAACTTTTCAGTATCAATATGACCAAGATTAACATCTGGTATTCTGTCCCATCTATCCCAACCAAAATAATCAGCTACTTTATTACGAGCATCAATTATAGCGTTTATTCCTGCGATGAAAAAATTAATAAATCCTGATATTGCATCAGACATAGAATTTATCATGTTGACTCCAAAATCTTCCATAGCAGTCCAAACCGTTTCAAACATATCTCCTACTGCATTCCAAGCATCAGTAAATCCGTCAGTCATTCCATTCCAAACATCGCCAATGAACGTGGTTGCGATTTCAAACCAACCACCTAAATTATCTAATCCTGTGCTTATTCCATCAAATACTGCTAATAAAACATCTAAAAATGCATTCACTGCATCTCCTGTAAACGAAAACGCAGTAGCTATTGCTGTAACTCCGAAAACAATCAAATCTAATAAACCTAATTTTATTACAATATCCCATATTGCCTTAAAAACTTTAACTACATTTTCAAGAGCGTGAAAAAATACTGCGCCTGCTGTTCCCAATGCTTCAAACATCTTTGTAAGCATTGGTTTATTTTCTTCTGCCCATGTACTGATACTTTGAAATATTTGTTGTATAACAGTCAAAACTGTATCAATAAATGATTCAGCATAAGGTCTGATTGTCTCAAACATTTGAACCATGCCTTCCCATATTGCAGTAATGGCTGGTTGTATTGCTTCAAATATATATTGCATCTTTTGGAATATCGGCATTAATACTCCACCTAATTGTGAGATAAATAAGCTTATCTTTTCAGGGTCAAATCCTGCAACGAAGCCTCTAATAGATTGCATACCAGACATTATTGCAGGTGCTAACACATCTCCTAATTCTATTGCTGCAACACCAATCTGAGATTTAAGTTGGTCAAACTGATAACCTAAACCTTCTTCCATATTTTCCTGCATCTCGTCCATGACACCTGTAGCGTTCTCTGCTTCTGATGACATTTCTTTTATAGAATCCGCACCAACGTCCATTATAGCCGCAAGACCTGATACTGACCTTGTTCCAAATACATTCTGCATAAATTGTGCTTTTTGAGATTCACTTAATTTTCCTGTTTTCTTTTCAATATCTCCAATGATATCAATCATATTTCTCATTGGTCCTGATGTTGCTTCTATTGATGTCTTTTCTTTATCATACTGTTCATTCAATCCTTTCAGCATTGTTGCCGCAGTTGATTGAGAAATTGCTCCACTATCAGCTAAATCCTGAATTTCTTTCATCTTAGCAGATAAAGGACCTAATCTTTCTTCAGCAGCTTTTGATGCTTCCGTTGTTGACCAAACCTGAATACCTAAATTATCTAATGCTGCTGCTGCGGCACCAGTTGGTGCTGCTAAACTGATAAAGGTTTTTCTTAAAGTGGTTCCTGCCATGCTTCCTGTTATACCTGCATCAGCTAATACTCCTGTTAATGTTCCTGCTTCAGCTATTGACATTCCAAATTGTGCTGCCAATGGTGCTACATATGTAAATGAATCTGCCATCTGTTGCATGTTCAACTTATGGTCTTTCATAGCTTTAGTAACAGTATCTAATGTTTTACCCATATCATCTGATTCAATACCGAAAACTTTCATAGCAGTCATTGCAAAATTTGCTGCTTCACCTGTTTCTAATAAATTAACTTTTGCAAATAATAATGTATCAGGTAATGCTCCCATAGTATCTTCTACATTCATACCTGCTGAACCGAAAGACCAAAATGCTTTAGCTGCATCATCTGCACCCATTGCTAAATCTACTGACAATGTTTTCGCTAATTTTTCAGCAGCTTCTCTTTCTTGTTCTGTAACACTATCAAACATGTTCATAGAATTAATCATCTGCTCATCAAAAGAAGCAAATTTCTTTATTGCTATTCCTGTTGCAACTGTTGCTGCAATTCCTACTGTTGCAAGTGCTGCGCCTGCAAAAGCGCCAAATTTAGCCATTGCACCTTGAGCTTTTAGAAATCCTCTAGAATAATTATCTACCGCACTTATAATTATAGCTACTCCTGCTCCGCCTGCCAATAATGCTCCTATCGCCATTTCATCTTCTCCTTCTATTAGGTTTCTTTTTATTCGCTTTCTTTTGAGCTTTTTCTTTCTTTTTTTCTATTCTATTATATTCGTCTACTAAATTATTGATTTCTATCAATGTTAATTTCGGAATTTCTAAAAAGTTATATCCTTGTGTATGTAGGAAAAAGGCTAAACTACGTTCTGATTTTAACCTTTTTTCGACAAAAAATTCTCATCCTCCAGAAGTTTAGCTTTACTGCCAACCTCTATGGATTTTGATATTTCTTCTTGTGATTTGCTTACACTAATTGATAATATCGCTGTCATTATAGCCATTGATACATTAGGTAAAAGGTCTTTTGCTTTATCAACACCTATCTCTGGTTCAACACAATGTTTAGATATTATTTCAGCATCTGCATCTGAATCATTGCCAGCTTCTTTTGCCATCAATATCATCTTTTGCATTTCACCTTTAACCATTGGAGTAAGTTTCATCTCTGGTTTATCTGGTAATGATTCTATAACTACTTTTATGGGAATAAGTTTCCCTGTTTCATCTCTTTGAAATACATATTTTTCAACGTTTAACATTGTCATTTTAATTCATTTCCTCCCTTGTTTAGTAATAATTAAAAAATAAAAAAATAATACAATCACCAGGGGTTGTATTTTTCAATTGCGTCGGTTATTACTGCTGATGCTGTTGTTGCTGTTATCGTTACTGTATGCTCATTCATTCCTTCTAATGGTGATGGAGTATCCATTGATGTTATCTCGCATCCACTCAAAGTTATTCCTGTATGTTTTACCGCTCCTGCTGCAATATCTGCTCCTAACACCATATTAAATGAACTTCCGCCCTTATAATATTGGTCATACAAAATCTTAGCTTTTCCAACATCTGAATCTAAAGTTAAAGAAACTTCATATTCTCTATTACCTGGTATTGGTACACCAACTTCTTTACTTCCATTAGCATAATGCCTTGCATCAAAATTGTTATTAATTGAAAATGACCATTCTGTGACATTATCATATTTTGTTCCGCTTGGTATTGCTACTGACGTATCAGATGTTATGTAAGGTCTATCTGTTGCTGCTGTTAATGCTGTTACTGCCCCTGAAGTAAATGCTACACTCTGTGCAATATAAGATGTTTCACATGATAAAATATCACCTGCTGCTGCAGTTATAGTAAAACCATCAACCATGCATCCTGCATAAGTTCTTATAAAATTAAGTCCAGTTGGATTAAACTGATGACCATCTTCTAATGTAAAACTCATGAATGGGTTTGCTGTTCCGCTTGTAAAAGCATTGTTCATACTTGCATTGTTCACTTCTGATATTGTGTGAGTATACGAACCTGCTGCTCCTGCATCAACACAACTTCCTAAAGCATATCCTAACAATCTTAAATTCTGTGGATAATATGTTAATGTACCTGCTAAATCTACTTTTGTATCAACAAATGTTGACATGTTTCTTGTTGCTGAAGCCTGATATCTTACTATGTTTCGTTCAAAAGTTTCATCTGCTGAATGCTCTTGAACCTGTCCTATCCAAAGACCATTACCTGATGATGATGCATATGTTCCTGATTCTGCTAACATCGCAACTTGATTTTGTTCCGCCACTAATCTGCCCATTTTATTTGTTCCTCCGTTATGTTGTTATGAAAAAATATGTTGCAGTCAATATTTTTGACCTTATAACCTGCTCACCATCTTTTCCTAACGCTTCATCTAAATCTATTCCTGATGTAATTCTGAACTCGTTTAATGAGTTTGCAGAACTTCCTGTACTTGCTGTAAATTGTTTTGTTCTCAATGTATCATATACTTTGTTATGTAACTCATCTCGTTCCTGAACATTCCTTGCCCAGATTCTAATTTCTAATTCAAAATTTACTATTTGACCTGCATTTGCCATTCCTATTTTACGAGGAGCTTCAAACCCAGAACATTTAACTGTGATAATAGGATAATTAACAGGTCTAGTTGGATAACTTGTCATCACAAACTTACTTCCTGTTTGTCGAGTTGATGTAATAGGGTCTGTTACATTTGTTCTTAGAAGATTCCTTACAAATATTACTGTGTCAGATACTAATGTGCTTGATGATACCATATTCATTTCCTCGCATTGGAATTGATTATCTCGCTTTAATAATCAATTAAAAATATATTTTTATAAGTATTTAAATCTTTTTATGTTAATTATATAATTAAAGTTTCGTTGCTACACCAATTTTATCTTGTATTAATTTTTGAATCTTTATTTTATTCTTTGCCGCTGTGTTTTTAAAATGAGGTCTTGCATGCATTCGTGAAGTTCCAAACTCTAAAGCTGGAGCATATTCAAGGTCTGATGATACTATTCCTTGAGTTGCAGAAGTTTTAGATTCAGGACTTCTCATGAATCTTCCTGTATCAACAGTAACAGGTAATCCTCTTCGTCCTGCAATGCTTTCTTTAACTTCTCCTTCTGTGTATAATGTGGCTTGTCTTATACCAACCTTTATTGCGTTTTTTACTGCAATGTCCTTTCTTGCTAATGTTGCAATAGTTTTATTCACTCCTATTATTTGGAATGACATTGATTTCTTTGCCATTTTATTCTTTCGCTAAACTTCCAATCGGCAAATATCTCATATATAATTTCTTATAAACTATTGTATCTCCTACTTGCCATACTTTAACACCATCATCGATAAGACTATATTCTTTAGTAACTGGTGAGCCTGTACCTATCTTAATAGCTGCTCCAGATGTTGCAAGAGTGCCTAATACATATAATACAGAATCATTAGATGTTAATTTACCTTGTTCAAGAAGACGAGCCTCATAGCTATTAGATGCAGCTTTTAACGGTTGCTGCGCACCACTGGTCCAAACATCCGTTCCAGAAGCATTAGATAATTTATAACTATCATCATAGTAAGACCCTGAATCTGTCATTGAGTAATATTTTACTCTGATTTGATTACCAATCTCTTGGATTGTCTGTTGGATATCATTCTGAAGACTTGTCGCCGATACCATAGTCTTTTTTCTTGCTTAAATCCTTTTTTAATGGTGTATTGCTTACTGTATCTTCAACTAAAATGTATTGTTTGGTTTCTACTAAAGCTTTAACTTTGCTTTCATCAACCTCAACAATTTCATTAGGCTGAAATGGACTTATGCATTTAAGTTTTACATTTGTCATTTTATCACCCTCGTTTAATATCTTTAATATCTGTTTTTATTTCTTTTATATCACTTTCAATCATTTCAAGCTTTTGTAATATAACTGCTGATTGAGCTTCTAATGCTCTTATTCTATCGTCTGTTTTTTCTACATATGCTGGATGTGTTATTGAAGCTTCATCCCAGACTTTTTCTAAATTTGAAATTCTATTGTTAACCTGACCATAACCAAATACAAAAGGAACACTTGCACAAACTATTACCACCACAAGCATTAACAATGCCATTGTATATTTTCCTATCGCTATTCCACCATTTCCGTCACTTTTTATATAGTGCTTTGTCACTGTTATCACCCTATCCTAATGCTTTGTAAAAACTTGTTTTTTGTCCTATCATATTTAATTCATTCATTGCTATTTCTGTCATTGCTATTGCTGAAGTTGCAATGTTACTTGATGCTCCTTTCTTTGATGAGAAATCTCCTAACTTAATTGTATCAACGTCTGCTCCTAATGTTTGCATTGAAGTCATAACATCTACTGCTGTAAGTTTAGTAATCGGAGATTGAAATTGTAATGGAATAGAATTAGAGCCTATTGAATCTCCTGTATAGTTTGCACAATATTGTCTTTTCTGGTCTGCTATTTCTAATAAAGTTGTTCCACTTATTGATGTTGGAACGTTCTCTACTAAAACCAATACCGCTGTGCTTACTGACCCAAGATTCCAATCGCCCATTTTATATCACCTTAAAAATCTACACTACCAATTCTTAGCCAATCTGTTCCTGAATCATTTAAGAACACTTTATCTGCTAATGTATCATAAGCTATAACTGCTCCACTTTGTCCACCTATTCCTATACCTTGACCTGCAGGGCATACAATACCACTTGGATTTCCTTGAACGAACATTAATGAAGCTCCACCACCAAGATGTTGTTTCATTCCTGATACTAAACCTTGAACTGTGCTTCCTGTTGTATCTGTTGCCATATTATATCACCTTTGTTATATTAGCGTTACAATTTGGACAATGTAAATCTGTTCCACATTTCCCTGCTCCGCTTGTAATTTCCATTGTAGAACCGCATTTACTACAAATTAAATTTGGATTAATCTTTGGTTCTTCTTTTACTACAACTGGTTTAGTTGCAGCTTTTCCTTTTTTAGTTAATTTAAATGCTATTGTCATTTTGTATCACCTTATGCTACATGAATTTCTCCAGATTCTCCTGCTGTATCTGTGGTTCCCCAACAATTAGAAAGCCACATTGTTGCTGGTATAAAAGCTCCAGTTCCTGCTGCTTTAAATGTTAATTCTGTTGATGACGTTGGATTTATTTCGCATCCAAAAGTACATCCTGTAAGAGTTCCAACACAACCTGTTGCATCAATATATCTATTAGTTCCACCAGAAGATAATGCTGGTAACGACGTAAATGTGCAATTTTTAACCGTCACTCCATTAATACCTGAACCTGCGCCTTTAAGATATAAATTACAATTTGTATTTGCTGCTGGACCACTCATTATACAATCTTCAATTATCCAATCTTGTGGTTGTGTATTAGAGGTTCCAACTAAACATACATCAATTTCATTCTTATAGAAATTACAGCCTGATACTAACAACTGCCATGCGTTTCCTGCTGCTGTTGTATAAATTCCACCACCATCTGCAACTTTTGTAGTAACTTTACAGTTTTTAATATGACAATTAACTATACTTGTTCCAAATGCTGCTTTAGCTGCATAATCATCGTCTAATAGAATTCCACCACCTGTTGAACCTGCGCCATTAATACCAATGTTTGCTATCAAACATCCTGGTGCTCTAACAGTAATCATTGCTGTTGAACCTGCGCCTATCTTAATTTGTGGTAAACCACCTTGTGTTCTTCCTCTATTTACACCAATCAATGCTAAATTTGATGCTGCATAAGGTATAATAACTGTCTCTGCATAACTTGTTGGGTCGCCTGTATAATCTACTATTGTTTTTGCTGCTACATAAACAACATCACCAGAACCTGCAACTGCCATTGCTTCTGTTATTGTTAGAAATGCCTCCTTCCAAGTTGTTCCATCTCCAGAACTACCTGTTGCTTGACTTCCGTCTACATACCAAGTGTTAGCATCTCCATCTGGGAAAATAGTTCCAACATTACCTGTTGCTTGGCCACTTACATCGAGATTTTTAACTCTAAAATCTCTTCTTCTTAATCCATCTGCCATTTAATTTCACCTACTCGATTAATTATAATCACTGACATACTATCAGCCATTCGGTATATTCACGTATTGTGAACAATTTAAATAAAATAAAAAAATAAAAAAAATACTACATTTAAGATGTAGTAATATTTGCAACTGCACTGCTTCTCAAAATTGCTACTACGATTCTCTGTGTAATTGTAGCTGCGCTCATGTCATATGTTGGTAAATCAAAGTTCTGTATGCTAATAGGTCTTTTTTCTGCTATTGCATAAGCTTTTTGTTTATCAGTCACATAAGCATATTTTGAGTATGTTGTGCTTGGTGCTGCGTTTGTTGAAAATCTAAGAACATTCAATCCGTAGATTGTTCCTAAAAATCCGCTTGCAATCATTGCTGTGTTACCAACTTTGTTTGCTTCAACAAATGTATCGATGTTTCTTAAATCGTTAAGAACTTCGTTACCTACAAATAGAGTTGTTGCGTTATAATCTGCATCATCAAGATACTGAATAGCTCTTGTTATGTTTGCGATTGTTATTGCCGCTCCACCTGTAACTGTGTTCGCTGCGCCATCCAAGACTGCCAAAACAAGACTTGTTTCGTTCTCTGCAAATCTTTTTCCTGCAATTCTTGTGTTGTGCTCAAGAAGAGGCCATTTTGAATCCTCTTTCATTTCTTCAGTAATCCTAATTGCTACACCATATTTCAGAGGTTTCAAATTAGTGCTTGTATATTCTACTTCATCAAGAGGTATTTCTGCTCCTTCTGAAACAAGTCTAATGCTCAATGTATTCTCTGTCATTAAATCGATGTCAACACTAGACCCTGGAATTTCTCCTGGACCCATTACAATTGCTGCTTCACTTCTTGGAATCAAAGTTTTATCTTGCTCATCAATCATGGTATCATAGATTTTCTTAGCAATAAGCAAACTTCCTTCAGTTCCGTCTTCAGTGCTTAAATATTCCTTTAAATAATTTAATTCTGCCATTTCTAATCACCCATGTATATCGACTATTAAGTAGCCGCCTGATGCTCCTGCTGTTACTGCTCTTCCGATTGGTCTTAGTGCTGTAAGATTTGCTGCTACTGAACCAACTGTCTGAACTTGCTGACCATCACATTGTACTAATGTTCCTGCTAATACAGTTGCATCTGTTGGAAGTATAAACATTCCTCTTGTTGCTACTGATAAAAGTCCGCCTGATGCTGCTGTGTTTAATGCAATTCCATTAAACATAGTACCACTTGCGCTATTGTGAAATAAAATATCTCCTGTTGCATATGAATTTGCGCCAGATGATACTACCCCAGTTGCGCCACTTGCTGCTACAAACATTCCACCTGAAACTATTTCTCTTGCTTTACCAGAAATAATTCTTGGTGTTCCGCCATCAGCAACTATTACTGCTCCTACTGGATTCATAACCATTTTTCGTCACCTATTTCTTATACATAGTAAAGCCGCTACCAATATTGCTTCTCTCTATAACGAATTCGTTAAGAGGATTTTCTTTTGGTTTTTCCTTTACTATTGCTCCTTTTGTTTTTGTTGCTAATTTCTTGAAATCTTTTAGAGATTCTCTAAGAGTTTTCAATTCTTCTTTTATGTCAGAGATTGCTGATTCTTCTGAAGGTGCTGGTTCTTCATCTGCTTCTTCCGCTACAGGTTCTTCTTTAGCTGGTTCTTCAACTACAGGTTCTTCTTTAGCTTCTTCTGCTGGTGCTTCTTCAGCCGCAGGCTCTTCAACTACAGGTTCTTCTGCAGGTGCTTCTGCCTCTTCCTTTAGATTCTTCAAAGCTTCTTTAAGCTCTGTCATATCTTTTTGTAATTCCTCAAGTTCTGTCATTTTATTATGACCTCCTGGTTGTCTTTATCATACGTTGTGCTTTAACAATGTCAATACCCAATCTAAGTTTATCAACATCTTCTTTGAGTGTTTCAATAGAATTTCCAGATTTTTTCCCTTCAAACTTCTCCATCATTGCTTGTGCAAACGATGCATTAGGGTCTGCTGGAACTGCTACAAGACTAAGTTCTACAAAATCTATTCCATGTGGTATAAGTTGTTCTCCTTCTTCAACTTCTGCCACCATCGCTCCAATAGATACTGTGCTTAATCTGCCATCTTTTATCATTTCTTGATATTTAGGTTCATGTATTTTCCCTTCAAATATTACAGCTTGAATAGAATTATCAAAAAATGCTCTCTTAACTTTGCCTATAATATTATCAATAAGATTGCCATGGTCTTTTAAGATTGGTTTACCTTCAAGAGTATGTGCCGCTTTCATAAGCTCTTCTGATGTATATGTCACGCCATTTCTTGTAGTTGTAGAATTTATTGCTACTCCTTTAATCATAAACTCATTCCCAAGAGAGAAACTTTCTTTTATAGGAACAAAGAACTGATAGTCATATTTTTCTGTCATTTTACTTTCCTCTTTAGAATTATTAGATTTTAATCTTGGCATAACTAAAAATATATTTTTACTTATATTTAAATCTTTTTATGTTAATTATATAATTAAGGTGAAAGAAAGAAGAATTACTTCTTCTCCTCTACCTTTGGTGTTTCTAATTTCTTCTCTACTTTTTTAGGTATTACTAGATTCTGTTGCGGTTTTGCTTGTGCATTCAAGATATTACTTATGTCTGCATTTATTCTTTGCAACTTCTGATTACCTATTTCTAGTTCTGTTGTTATTAATCCCTTCATCGCATATAACTGATTAAGTTTTGTTTGTAATTCATTCTGTTCCATATTCATTTCCTCCCTTTAAACTCCTTTCTTTCCGCCAGTTTTTGCTCCTGTTCCTTTTCCACCAGCTCTTCCTTTACCGTTTCCTCTACCATCTCTTGCTCCTCTTGACCCTGAGGGTGGTCCTGTTTTATTTCGTTTTGGCATTTTTATTTCCTCCTAATTGGTTATACTCTTATGCTGACTATTACATCTCAATTTCTTTAAAGTTACTCTTAAATTCATTTCCTTTGATACCTTTAAATCCCATCTGTGCTCATACGGTTCATATCCATTTTTCTGAATCTTTAATACATAATCTTTATGGTCTACATTTTGTCTACTCCAAGAATCACTCTCATCAATCCAGGCATGCCATACTAAACATTCTACTTGAGCAACTTGGCCATCACTATCTGTCTTGCCACTTTCCCATTTCATAAAATCAAAAGTTGCATTTGTTTCTGATATAGCAGTATCAATACTAAAATATGAATAATCTGCACCAGACCAAGAAGATGTTGCACCACTCTCAACTATTGCTTGTTGACCAATATATGTTCCACTTGTCATTATTACTATACCACCTACCATACTTGCACTATAATTTGGTGGTTCAGCCCAATCCATTAATGGTGTTGATAATGCATTATATATTGTATCACTAAACTCTAAACCTGATAATGTTGGTTTAATAACTGCATTACCTTGTCCATCTGTTAAATATACACTTGCATCTTCTATTGCGTTTCCTTGTTCATCAACTACTGTCAGGTCAAATGTATAATAAACTTTAACATACCAATCTGTTCCAGCATTTGAAGAATTATTTAAAACAAATACCCCTGATTCAGTTGACCAATCTGTACTCGCAAAAGAACAATTAACTAATGTTACATTACACCCATAATATCTTCTAATATTTTGAGAAGTAGAAACAAGCTCGGTATTATCAACTCTAGCACTTCCAACACCTAATAACATTCCATCACAACTAACGGTTGCATAAGGTAAGTAAAGTTTATCTATCGCAACATTTCCTGTAAAACAATAGAAAAAATATGAACAAGCATAAACCGAGCGCTGAAAATAAGACGGTGCATCTATTCCTGAACTAAAA